TGTGGTTAGCCAACCGTGGAGTGATGCTCCGGGAACATACGACTTCTCGCAATAAGTGGGATGTGGGCTTTGGTGTAGCAGCAATGGCTCCGTTATTCGGAACTGTTGAATCCAATGGTAAACACCATAGGGATAACTTGATTCATCTTCCGTCAGATAGACACGAAGGAATCAGATTACTTATCGATCAGCTTGTCACTTGGTCGCCAGAGACAAAGAACAAAACCGACTTGGTTATGGCTCTTTGGTTCTGCGAGATCCGAGCCAGAGAAATCTGCCAGTTCGGTGACTATGGTGGAAAGTTTATGAAGAATGAGTTTTTGACTAGAGCAGATCAGAATCGTCAGATGGTTGTAAACCTTGACGAATATGCCGCTAGTCGGAGAATCGGTTAAAGGAGATTAAATGCTTACTCCACAGGAAGTAGCAGCAAAGGTCACACGGCTTAAGAACCGTAACATGGATCGTGACCGCCGTATGGCTGATGTGCTTGCTGTACGCCAAGGCAGAATGCAGGATGTCTTCTTCGGTCAATTCTCTGATGAGTATCCGAAGCCACTCATCGCAAACATGATTGATATCGCAGCTCGTGACCTCGCAGAAGTTACGGCTCCTCTTCCATCAATCAACTGCTCTTCATCCAACATGGCATCCGATGCTGCTCGTAAGAAAGCAGATATCCGTACACGCATCGCTAACCATTACGCCAACAAATCAGATCTTCAACTCCAGATGTATGCAGGTGCAGACTGGTATTACACCTATGGATTCTGTGCAGGTATTGTCGATATTGACTTTGATACCAACAATCCACGCATTAGATTGCTCGATCCATTCGGTCTTTACTACGATAAGGATCGTTTCGGCAACATAACCTGCGTATCTCGTACCCTTGTCATGGATACAGAGACCGTTATCTACCAGTATCCAGAGCATACAAACAAGATTCGCCAGAAGTATCGTGGTCAAAGTGCCATGATTACCGTGATGCACTATCACGATAAGTATCAGGACATGATCTTTATTCCTGATCTTGACAACCTAGTATTGACAAATACCCCGAATGTCATCGGTAAAGTACTTGTAGACATTGCAGAACGCCCAACTGTCGATGGACAGACTCGTGGACAGTTCGATGATGTGCTTCCTGTACAGATGGCTAAGGCTCGTTTTGCACTTCTACAACTCGAAGCAGCCAAGAAGTCAGTAGAAGCACCGATTGCTATCCCACCAGATGTCCAAGAGTTTGCTCTTGGCCCTGATGCATTGCTTCGTTCTAACACTCCTGAAAGAATCCGCCGAGTTCCTATCGAACTTCCGGGTGGAGTATTTGCAGAATCATCAAGCCTTGAACGAGAACTCCGTATGGGATCTCGTTATCCAGAAGGTCGTACAGGGCAGATCGATGCATCTATCGTTACTGGTCGTGGTGTACAGGCTCTTATGGGTGGATTTGATTCACAAGTTAAGGCTGCACAGGCAGTATTTGCTAGATTCCTAATCAATCTCATCGGTATTGCATTCGAAGTTGATGAGAAAGTCTTTGGAAACGAACGCAAGATGATCCGTGGTACAGATGACGGAACACCTTACGAACTTACCTACACACCATCTCGTGACATCAAGGGTGATTACACCGTAGATGTTCAGTATGGTCTCATGGCTGGACTCGATCCTAATCGTGCAGCCATCTTCGGCTTACAACTTCGTGGCGACAAACTTATCAGTCGTGACTTCTTACGCCGTAACCTTCCATTCTCAATCAATGTAACTCAAGAAGAGCAACGCATTGATATCGAAGATCTCCGTGACTCATTACGCAACGCCGTATCGCAATATGCAACGGCTATTCCAATGCTTGCAACCCAAGGTGGCGATCCAACAGAAGCTGTCAAGCGTATTGCTGACATCATCAACGGTCGTCAAAAGGGTGAAACTTTGGAGCAAATCGTGGCGAAAGCCTTTGCTCCTATAGAACAGCCAGCGGCGACTGCGATGGCCCCCGGTGCTTCGCAACCATTACCCCCTGAAATGGGTATGGTTCCGGGAGCGGCCCCGGCCGCTGGCTCCCAAATGGTGGCTGGCCCCGGTCAGTTCTCACGGCGAACCGACTTAGCACAAGGCGGAACACCACAAATGTCACAACTATTAGCTGCCCTAACTGGGGCTGCTTAATCCAACAGGAGGAACATATGTTCGGAACCAAGAAAGGCAAAGTCGCCCCAGCTCCAGTCCTTGGCCCTAAGAAGGGTAAGGGATCTGCAAAGGGTAAGTCTGCAATGCAGAAGCTCGGCGAAACTGGCAAACCAGCATCTGCTGGCGGCAAGAAAGTTAAGTAACAACACTTAGGAGGTCGGGCTAATGAACGAAGAAGAGTTCGATGAGCTTGACGATATCTTTCCATTAGCTCGACCTGCTAAGAAACTAGATTTCATATACGCAGTATCTGCGTTGCTTTACAACATAAGCGTTTCGTTTACAGAGTTCTTCTCTCTAATCTCAAAGATTGTATATTCGCATTCGGTTAACGAAGCCAAGAAGCGATATATGTGGGAGAACATCTCTAAGGATATTGAAAAAATGGAGGCTAATAAAGATGGCTGAGTACACAGGAAGACAAGCAGCTCAGTACATCCCGGGTGGTGCATACGGCGAAGGTCAAGAACTTATGTCATTGCAAACTGCACCGGGTGTAAACCTTGCAGCCTCTGAAATGTCTGCTGCACAAATGGGTGCAGTTGCTAATGCTATGCCAATGGCTAAACCAACTTTGAATCTTACTGATCCTAATCCTAATAAGGATGTTCCTATTACCGATGGTGCCTCTTTTGGCCCCGGTCGTGGCCCTGAAGCATTGCCTTCTGCACCTGTTGCAATAGATGAAACTGCTCAACTGATTTTATCTCTGGCTGAACTTTATCCAGATCCAGATCTGACAAGACTTGCCATGCGAGTTAAGGCTGAAGGTCGTGCTTAATGTCAGAACTTGGTGGCGTTAAAGGAGCAGGAAAGCTACCAAGTGTAGTTGGAAACATTCCACTACCGGGTACTCCTGAGTATGATGCTTACAGACGACAGGCTGAGAATAGATATCTCAACCCAGCGTTTGCATCTCAAGTTGCAGGTATGGCGAAAGCCTACCCAAATGCATCTGCCGGTGTTGTTTTAGGTCTTGCTAAAGCTGGTGCCACGCCATACGGACAGACAGCAACAGCAGCCGCAACAATGGATGGACAGGCGTTCATCGATCAACAGCGTGAGGCTGCTAAAGCTGCTGCTGCTAAGTTGCGTGAACAGAACAAGGTGGCAAAAGGTTCACCTGCTGACTTCCTTGCACCGCTTACTCGTACTGCATTCATGTTGCTTTCCACACCATTCGAACTACTTGAAGCAAGTGTTCGTAATGCTGTAGCAGGAAAGCCATTCTCAAATACTTTTGATGAGACTCAAACAGGTCAAGCACTCAATCAACTTTTCAAGACTGGTCGTATCGATGTCGGTACAGGCTTCTTGGGTACGGACTATAACTCCGAAGTAGGTAAGGCTTTGCTTCAGGCAAAGATTGCTGCTGGCCCAACTATGAAGGGTGGAGTTCCTTGGACTTATTCCACAGGACTTACCCAAGCACTCTTTGACGATCCTGAAACTAAAGCGGCTCGTACATTCCAAGCAGTATCTGGTTTCGTTCTTAACCTTGCAGCAGATCCATTGACCTATGTTCCCGGCGTTGGATTGCTCAAGATTGGTAAAGAAGCAGGTAAGTTCGGCGTAACTCTTCGTGTTGGCCCGAAGGCTGCGGCTCGTGCAGCCGAAGCAAAGAAAGCACCAATCAAGGCTGTTGCACAAGAAGCCGAAGAGATGGCACCTAAACTTGCAGAGATCCGGGCAACCGGTCGTGCAGCATCAGGTAACTTGAAGATGCTTGAGGGTGACCTCATCAAACTACAAGATGACTACCAAGCACTTCTTCCAGAGATTTCTCGTAACCGTGATCTAACTTATGCAGCTAAATGGGAAAGCGATATTCTCGATGCTACATACGGAGAACTTGCTACCAAGCGTAATGATCTTTTCTCAGCACTCAAGTCTGAAACAACTCGATCAGAAGGACTTGTCGGCGAAAAGCGTAAGGCAGAAGAACTAATTCAGTTCCGCCTTGAACTCAATAATGCTGGTCGTGCAGCAGATGTACAGGCTGTTCTCGATAAAGGTTTTGATGTAGTCACTCAGTCTGCTGAAACTCTTGCTCGTCAAGAGCAGTTGGCACCGGGTCTTATCCACACAGTTGAAGAAGCAGCCCTTAAGAAGGGTGGCAGAACACCAACTCAAGGTATCCGTGATGGTGTTGATGTTGTTGTTCGTGTTGCTGCAAAGCAGAAGCCACAACTTATCAAGTGGACTGGACTTGTAAAGGCTGGAGATTCTCCACAGGCTTCTCGTGTTGGTAACGAAATCGGATCTAATCTGATTGATGTTGGCACAGCAGCAGGTGTTCAAGAAGCCAAACTACAGAATGTTCTTGATGTTATTGATACTCCGGGTGCAACCCATGCTGATCTTGTATCAGCAGCACAACGAGCAGGTATAGTAGATTCACTATATCTGGCCTATGAGAGATCAGGAATCCAAGGCTTTAGTAATGTCGGTGCCACTCGTGGTGTCGGTGGTGGTGGCTTTGCTTACTTCCCACGGACAGTAGATCCATTCGAAGCCAGACTAAGAGATTTTGCTCGTCTTCAAACCGATGCTATTGCATCTCCAGATGTTCGTGACTTTGGAATGCAAGCATTCACAACTCGTATGGGTATCACCCAGCAGGTTGAAGGCATGGCTATGGGTGCAGCAGCTCCTCGTCTTGGTGTTATGGAGCAGATTGCACAACTCGACACACAACTTGCAGAGGTAGAGAAGGTTAAGGTTTTACTTAACGATGAATACTCCAAGGCTAACAAGGCATACCTTGACAACCTCAAGATGGTTGAAGATCGAGTCAAAGATCAGAAGGCTTTGCTTGAGCAGATTACCCAGACAAAGGGTGCAGAACGACTTGCATTAGAAGCAGAGTTCGGTTTGCTCAACATTGGTGAGAAGTCAATCCTCAACTATCAGCAAGCAGCGAAAGCATTCTTTGGCCCATTGGGTCAGAATGTTGCCAAGATGGTTGCCGTTCACTACGGCCCAGAAGATTTCTACGATGTATGGAGAGCATTCAATAAGGACATTACTGTAGATACAGCCAAGCGTTTGGCTGCTGCTACAACCGAAGTTGAAGTTATTCAGATCCTTGCTCGTGAAGCAGGACTTGATATCTCTACAGGTACTCGTCTTGGTCTTGCATCAGAAGCTCGTGCATTAGAGTTCAAGTCTGGAATCTTTGCACCGCAATCACTCAAGTTGCATCATGCAGCCTTTGAGAAGTTCTTCCTCGATGCTACAGCCAAGGGCTATAAGGCAATCAAGGACAGTCCTCTAGGTCGTTTTGCACCTACAAAGAACTTGATCCATCTTGATGATGTTGATGAACTTGTTCGTCAGATGAGTGACACCTTGCCATTTCTTAAGGCTTCAACAAAACTTCAAAAGGATTCAGTCAAGGCAATGATGTCTGCGACTACATCCACAGAACGCTTCAATATCTTTATCGACACAATCAAAGCATTGGTCAAGGAGAAGGCACCTAACCTCACAGAGGAGCAGTTGAAACTTCTTGATGATGCAGCACGAGTATTCAAGAAAGAGCAAGATGCTAACCGAAGGTTTATGGCTCAAGTTGATGGGAACACAGCATCAGGTGCTGAACACATCATCGATGGTCAGAAACTCAAACTCTCGTCTCTTGACCCCTTACTCGATTCTCAGCTTTCAAACTTTGTTAAGTGGCCTGACCTCGATGCCTTTAGGCAGATTACCGGAAAGACTCGATTCCTCTCAAGGAACGCATCTGCCCAACAGTTCCGAGCAGTAACCACCGATCTATTCGATTCATTCTTCAAGCAGACAGTTCTTGTCTATCGTGTCTCGTATATCATCCGTAACATCGGTGATATGCAGGTTCGTGCATACCTTGGTGGATCTTCGACATTGTTCAACCATCCATTGCAGTTTATCGGCATGATGCTTGGTAACCCAGCAGGTAGCAGATCACAGAAGTTCCTTAGCCAGTTCTCTCGATTTGATCGAACAGCACTTGGAACTCGATTTGATGAACTTGCTAAAGAGGTTGATGTCTCTGGATTCAAGGGTGCATTGCTTTCCGATGCAGACCAATATGCAGCGATGATGACTCGTGGTATCGGTATGGGTGTCGGTCAAGGAACCATGTCGATGTCTCAAGCACTTCGTACTGGTATGAGATTTATTGACTCTACCGAAAAAGGATTTAATCGTGCATGGGCTGGAGCTTTGCTTCAGTACCGTGAATCATCTCTTGCTCGTCTAGCAGCAGGTGGACTCACAGGTGGTCTTCGTCAACCCGGTGGCAAACTCAAGCCATGGTTTGCAGAAGCACCAGAGTTCATTGCTCGTAAGCAAGCACAAGGTTATGACCTATCTCGTGACTATGAGAAGATCATTGTTGACTTCATGTTCGAGACAAAGCAAGGTCGTTTGCTTCGTGAACAGATTGCCAAGGTAGACGAAACCAATCGTGCCTTGATGCTAAGTGCAAATGAAGATGTTGCCAAGAAGGCTATGGCTGCATACTTCAGTACAGTAACTAAAGGTATTGATAATCTTTCAGGTGGTCGTCAAGAGATCCGTGACTTCATTGCTGGTAAGCAAATGCGTGATGTCGGTGGCAATGTACAGAAGTTCGATCCAAAGGGTGTTACCGCTAAGGATGTATGGTTATCTCGTATCCTTAAGGATTACCGCCAGACTACCGATGTATCGAATGCAATCGGTCAGTTGAAGCTTCCTGCTGATGATCTTCGTGCCGTTGCATCACTTCGTGGTCAATGGGATAAGGGTGCAAACTTCTTCTTCCGTGTATCTGCACAGTTGGAAAAGCGTGGAGCATTAGGCCCGGAGTTCCAGCAACAGTACTGGAATGGAATAGCAGAAAACTTCAATCTGCTCAATAAGGCAGATGCAGAAGAGATCCTTGCCATTGCTGAGAAAGAACTTCGTGACATCAAGGTTCTTGGTATCAAGGCTGGTACAACTAACCCAGCGTTGGTTCGTATGCGTGAGGCAATCAAGACTCTCGATGATCGAGGACTAAGCAAGACAGATCTTGATGGTATCGGACAGCGTTATGCTGCCGACCAAGTTCGTAAACTTTATTATGATGCTACTCGCCAGAAGCAGTATGCAGCTCAGTTCCGTTTGGTTGCACCGTTTATCCAAGCATGGGCAAACACTATTGGTGTATGGAGCAAGTTGATTACCAAGGATGTGGCTAACACATTCCGTCTACAAGGTAAGGCTCGTACATACAAAGCAGCAAATGCTTTTGAGTATCTAACTCAGCCAGAGACTGGCGTTCTTTACGAGTGGACTAACTCAAACTGGTCAGACCCATCACAAGGATTTATCTATAAGGATCCAACCTATGGAGATCCAAGATTTGTTATGCCACTTGCTGGCAACATTCTTGGTGCAATGCTTGGCACAGTTACAGGTGAGAAAGTTCCGGGTATGCCGGTATCACTTTCAATCCCATCCTTGAACCTTGCATTCTCTAATGAGTTGCTACCCGGCGTAGGCCCTGCTATTCAACTTTCATTGGGTCGGTATATCAAGGATCAGAACGGCTGGATTGCCGATCAACTCCGAGACATCATCTACCCATTCGGGGCCCCAGAGGGCAAGGTAGGTCTCATTGAGACCTTCACCCCAGCATGGGCTTCTCGTATCCTCTACGGCCTTGGTATGGACTCCTATGAGGC